TTCTCGACCCAGCCATGAATCTGAAGACAGCCCCACACGACCGTCACGGCAAGGGCAATCGGCTGGAGCAGGGAGACCACGAGGCTTCCGATCATTACGAAGAAACTGACCGGTGTCGGGGCTGTCGACACGACTGCTTGGATTTTGTTGAAGGCGCTCATGAGCGGACGTGTGGTCGAACAGCGACAGCGAGGATATTAAGGATAACCGCCATGCGGTTGCGCTCAGTTACCGTCAAGCTGGGGAAATTGTTCTGCGCGAAGGTTTGAAGCTGGGCCGGCGTGGAGTTCACGAGCGCCATGAGAGCGTTGTCCACCTTGGCGGCGGCGCGCTCCTGTTCGTCGAGCACGGTGCGCGGGTCCGGTGTGGGATTAAGGAACGCGAGGATTTCAGGGGCGTTATCTGGCAGAAACTCCTCGGCGATGCTTGGCTGAAGCGCTGCGTAGCAACCGCACACAATTCCTAGACGGCGTTGGACGAATGGCATTATGCGTCCCGTCCGCGACGATCGACCCACCCGGCGATGGCAATGAGATAAGTTGTATTGGCCGAACTAAGGCCCGCGCGGTAGCGAACTTGAGCGGACGTGTTCGTGAACACACGCGTCTCAACGGTAGCGAGAACCGTGCTGCCTGAGCCTGAAAAAACACCAATAACTTGTGCAGTCGTCAAAGACGCAGCTACATCATCTACCGAAAGATCCGACACGCGGAAAGCTGCCGCCCCTGTAGCGTCCGCAGTCGACACCATAGCGCTCAAAATCGCTTCTACCCGGATACCAGTGGGTGCGTTAGCCATGGTGAGCGTTACTGCCGCTGTGCCCGGGTTGCTGGCGTTCAATTCAAGGAGCGGCGCGGTTTTTAGGACGAACTTATCCCCGTCCTGAATGAAGGGGCGAATCGCGCCAATGGTGCGGAAGATAGAGCCGATGCGCCGGAAGAACGTATAACCGCTCGGCATCGTCGGCGCGGTCGCGCTCGTGTCGAAGCCGAAATCGACCGTCCCGTCCGAGTCCTTGAGAATCGCGTAGCAGTGGTATGTCGTGTCTGCAATAGCTGCCGCCGACATGCGCCCCCCTTGAGCCGTGCCCGCAGCCCACGCAGCGTCGAGTCGCTTCGTCATCGCAGTCTCGGCGACGAGGTTCGCCACGTTCGTGGAGTTGCGAGCAGCGCCCACGGCGAAGTCGATGTCGTTCGTCGCGTCCCCGGCGTTATTCGCAAGCGCAAGCCCGGCGAGATACCCGCGAGGAAGTGGAACCTCCAACCAAGCAACCCCCGGCGTCGCGGTGGAATCGGCCGTCATTACCTTCGCGTTTGCTCCGACTGTGACCGCTTGAAGCGTGTCCGCAGCCGTGCCCACGAGCATGTCGCCCTTCGCGCCGATCGCGTAATTCGTGGTGTCCGCGACGTACTTGAGCCCGGTCGCCTGCGCCGAGTCCGCGACAAGCCGCGTCTCGTTCGCACCGACCGTAAGGTTATCGACCGCATTGTCCGCCGTGCCGACGATCAGGTCGCCCTTCGCGTCCACGACGTTCGTGTCAACGGGCGTAACGGCTGCGCCGCTGCCGCCCGATGCACTGCTGCGATCGATACCGTTTGTTGTCACCTACATCTCCTGTTACTTACGGCCGCTAGCCCCGTTGAACGGAATGGTTCCGTCCAAGTCGTCGTACGTTTCGATCGTTTCTCCGAACTCGTCGACTCGCTCGTAGTCCGGGTGGCTCTGCATTTCCTTGGCTTCCCAAGGCAACAGTTTGAGCAACGGCCCGTTCGGGTTGGACGTGCAACGGAAGAACTGATATTTCATGTTTTCGCTCCTAGTTAGGTTAAGTGAAGTCACCGAGTCCGATGACGGTAGCTCCCGCCCCGGTTGTCACGCGCCATCCGCCGACACTGCTTTTCATCATCAACGGAATGAAGTAAGTTCCGATCGGTGTGTTCGCCGCCATGATAACAATGTCCGATCCTCCACCATCGTCGACCGCGACTGTGGATGTGGCCGATGTGGCGACAACGATGACGAGCGCGTAAAGGTAGTCACCTTTCGCGCCGGCACCACGACCTAGCACCTGGTCGGTTTGCGACGCAGCGACTGTTTCATACTGAGACGGTTGGTAATCACCCATTACTGCTTCTCCTGTTTGGCGTAGTCTTCAAGGCCGAGCGCCGCGATCACGTCGCCGGTGTATTCCTTCATGCCCACATGGGCGAGTTGAATGCTGGGGTCGAGCCATCCCTTGAACCCGAGGGCGGCAGCGTCTTGGTAGAACGCGATATCTTCACCGAGTGGCTTACCTGTTTTCGGGTTGCGCGACAGACGGAAGAAATCGGGATAACGAGTACCGGACAGATCATCAACCATCCACTCTTTCGTCTCCGCGATCTTCTCGATCACGTCGCGCTTGCAGATGGTGAATCCCAAGGCGAGGGATTCGACGCGGACGTTGCCGAAACCGTTGATTTCGTAGTTCTCAGGGTCAGGCAGGTTCACCACGTATTGTGCTGGTTCACGCTTCAATCGGTACGTAGCTCCGATCACGTCGTGCGTCGCGCCGAACCCGACGAGACGCAGGAAGTCGGCAGGGCGCCATACGATGTCGGAGTCGATCCAGAACAAATGCGTGCAGTCACTATGAAGAAAGGCGCCGACGATTGCGTCGCGCGCCCAAGTGACTACTGAGCTGCCGGCTGGGGCGCTCATTCGGATCTCCAGACCCTCTCGATCGCAGATACGGACCGTGGTCATGAGGGAGACAGCCGTAGCCCACGGGACGCTGCCGCTGCCGACAGGCATCCCGATCATTACTCGGGGGAGATTCAAGGTTCGCTCCTGAATTGATGTCGGGTGATTACAGTTCACCCGACGAAACTGTATTACGAGGCAGTTGTGATGGTAGCCGCGTCGAACACGGTTACACCGAACTGCGCGAACCACGATGTTCCATCGGACTCGAACTCGACCCAGTCACCTGCGAGCGCCTTGTTGAGCACGAAGGTGAACGTGTCACCGCCGGCAGTTTCGAAGTCCACGTCGGTCGCGGAGTTCACGTCAGGCGTGTACCCTTGACCTTTGAGGATGTTCGCGGAACCGGAAGTTACGATCGTGTACGACGTAGTCGGCGCGGTACGCACGACGAAACGGAGACGCAGCCCAAGATTGGGCGGCGGGAGTGTTACTTGGAATCCACCCGCGAGGTTCAGGTAGAACGTCTTCCCGTTATCCTCGTTGGACAGAATCCGCGCCGCTGCGATGATTTCCGCGAAGTCGGCGTGAACTCCTCCTGCAAAACTGTGACGACTCATGATGATGTCCTTTTCGGTTAGAGAGGGTGATGTAGCGGGGCCGCTTATCTAGCGGCTCCCGCCGTCATTCACTCCGATTAGGCCGGCATCACCATCGCTACGCCACCCTTGTCGTACGCTTCCGCGCATCCGTAGATGGTGTCAGCAACGAGCAGAGTCGCCAGGTAGTCGATGCGGTTTTGGGTCTGCACGCGCGGCCCGAGAACTTCAGCCAGCACGATCGCGTCGCGGTGTCCCAGGAGGGCTACGCGGGCGGTTGTCGCCGATGCGGGCGTCGGGCAGTTGCTGGTTACGTTGACGGACACGCCGTACACGTCGCCCAGCTTACCGTTGCGGATGGTTTTTCCGTCACCGACGAACGCTTGTTCCGTGAAGCGAGCCAGTCCCATCATGATACGGCGCCCAACAGGCGGAATCACGAGGAAGCGGTCCGACATCGGAGTGTCGTTGTCGTCCAGCACCTGGATGACGCGGCGGATACCTGCGTCGGTGATGGATGTCGAGTTCGCCGAGCCGGAGGCGTCGACGAAAGCGGTTGTGCCGTCACCGGCGATGACACCACCGGTCCATGTGCTTGCGCCGTCACCACCGTTGAGGGTACGCGCTGCGTTGAACAGCGAGATATCCTTTTGCACGGCGAGGGCGTAACCCGCGTCATCGGTGTAGAACTTGCGAACCGAGGACAGCGCTTGTGCTTCCGCGATGTCTTCGATCATTCGCGCGTAGTGGAAGTGCGCGGTAAGCGAAACAGTTACGCTCGAACCGGACGCAGTGATCGTTGTTACGATCGTGTCTGCGCTCTTGGCTGTAGCGGTTCCACGGTCAGGCTTGGGCAGCTTGACTGTGTCGCCTTTCTTTCCCTTCACGTTGATCTTGCGGACGAGCGAGGAGAGTACAATCTGTTTCTTGTACGCAGCCATGATCTCGTCGATCCACAGCGTCGGCACAAAACCGGCGGTAGCCAGGTTATCTGAGCGGACGTTGTCGTCACCGAATGCCATTTGAAAACCCCTTGAGGTTGGTTGATTGAAGTAGAGAATTGACGTGTCACGCGCGAGCAGTCTTGTCGGCCGAGGCCGGGACGTTACGCAGGAGACCGCTTTTCCCTAAGACACAACCGGGGGCGGGCACTGGTGGAGCACAGTCGGGGTGGTGCGGACTTGTCCGACTGTTGGTGTTGCTGGCGACCCACGAAGGAATTGAACCCCCGTCGCGCGGCTTTGGAGACCGCCGTTCTGCCACTGAACTAGTGGGCCGATGAAGCTTGGAGCGTCCTCAGGGGGTCGAACCCTGTCTGCCGGCTTGGAAGGCCGTTACTCGCCGCCGAGTAGAACGCTTTGGAAAAAAAATTGGTAGCAGGCGCTGGATTTGCACCAGCAGTCTCCGGGTTATGAACCCAGCGAGTGAACCTGTTTCCTCCAGCCTGCTATAGCTCTGGCGGAAGATGAAGGAATCGAACCCTCGGCCCTACCTAGGTGCCGGCCCGGTTTTCGAGACCGGTTGCCCGCCATTGAGCGCCATCTTCCGTGTTCTGGCGGAAGGTGCAGGGATCGAACCTGCGTGGCCCTACTTAGGTGCCGGCGGCTTAGCAAACCGCTGCATTGCCACTCTGCCAACCTTCCGTGATGCTTAGTAGAAAGATCGACTCGATGACGGCACGTCTGCAAAGCCGCGCGCACGAAGCTGCTGTGCAAGCGTCATGGCAGGGGCGGTGGGATTCGAACCCACGACATCTCGCTTCAAAGGCGAGCGTTCTACCGGCTGAACTACACCCCGGTCGAACGTCTGCTGTCGTGTGTTCGCGTTCTTCATTTCTCGCTCTAAATTCTTGGTGGATCGTCTAGGATTCGAACCTAGTCACCCGCATGGAGAACTGGGTTACAGCCAGCTGCGCCTCTCCTACTGCGCCGCCGATCCAATGATCTTGGGGTGGGGTTGAGACTCGAACTCAACCTGGGTGATTCACAATCACCAGTGCTACCCCTACACTATCCCCACCACAGTTGGTGGGCCACCTGGGATTCGAACCCAGACATTTCTCGCTTCTGAGGCGAGTGCGTTTGCCTATTTCGCCAGCGGCCCGGAAATCTATCCGAGTCGCAAATGTAGGGTGGTCTGGGCGGTGGGATTCGAACCCACGACACCGTGATCCCAAATCACGGACTCTACCACTGAGCTACGCCCAGAAGGAGAGGGTCGCGGTCGCGAGTTCATAAAGGTTCCCATGAGGTAATTGTACCACAACCGCCCAAACTGGCAACTATCGCACCCGACCTTCCGCATAAGCTAGGCTGATTTCATCCGACAATGCCTCGTAACGGTCCGGATCTTCCACCATCAGACGCATAACGTCAACTCGGCGGAACAACGGTTTGCTACCTTTCCCTGCACTCGCGCCGGCCGCACCGCTTGTCGGTACGCCTGCCGCACGGGCTTGGGCCTCTTTCTTAGCTTGGCGAGCCGCCGCAAGAGTCTTGCCAGCTTCGCTGACTGTGTTGTCGGCCTTAGCTGCTGGGGTTGTGGTCTTTCCGGACTGTTCGCCTTCTTTGCTCGTAGCCTGCTTCACGCCACGGAGCGCCTTCCAGGTGCTGAACACTTCGTCGCCCGAGGCGAAATCGAACTGGTTGTGCGCCCGACGAAGAAGCTCAGTACGCACCGGTGACGCGTTAACCCATTGACGGAACTCAGGATCGCGCAGAATTTCACCTGCGTCCGGGTGAGCTGTGTTGAACCGGGTAGTAGCCGCCGCCGCACGAGTGGACGCCTGTGCCGCAGCCGCCTGGCCGAGCGAATCGCGGATCTCTTTGATTACCGGACTGTTGGCCAAAACCTTGTTCAGAAACTCGGTCGGCTTCGAGAACAGTTCGGACTCGTCCAGCGTTTGCGGTACTTCTTCCTTGGCCGGCGCATCAGGCTTGCTGCGCCCGGCGCGGATCGCTTCGAGACTCAACTTGATTGCGTGATCCGCCTTGGCACGCAGTTCGCCGAGTTCGCTGCCTTGTCGCCCGATCACTTTGTGGGCGTCTTGGTACATCTTAACGACTTCCTTGACGGACTTGCCCTTGAATTCCTCGGGAATGTCGTCTTCGACCGCCGCTACTTCTTTCTTTACGACCGCTTCTTTCTTTGCGGGAACCTTCGTTACATCTGTTTCGTCTTCGGCATGCTTGCCGAGTACGTCGACAGACGCGAACTCTGTCCCATCGGCTTCGGTCGAGTCGCCGAGAAGAACATCGTCTCCATCTTCCAGAATCGTTGCGTCAGGTGTGATTTCACTCATGGTGCTGCCTTTTCCTTCGCTCTAGGGGGCTGGGGCTACGACGTTGGCTTCCCCTGTCAGGGCCAACGTGTTACTTGTACGTACCGTGGTTCTCTTGATTCTTGCGCTCTTTCGCCATGTGGCTCTCGCGGCGGCGCTCCCACGCATCGGATGCTGTGGGGAAATGACCGCTCATGCCGTCGAGCGCAATGCGCGGTGTGGAAATAACGCGGTCCGCCATGCACTCGCAATGACACTGCACTTGCTCGATGTCGGCGTCGACAAAGTGTTCGGTGACGTGTCCTAGCGGGCAGCGGAAATCGAAGACTCGGAGGCTCATGTTGTCTCTCGCTTCACTGAGTACAATGCGTCGTCCCGGTAGAAGTCTTTGACTGCTTCAGCCATGTGTCGTGGATTTTCTTCGATCAACCGCTCGTAAACCCAATTCCCTTTCGAAAGAGTCAAGTGCCATGCGGCAAATTTAGCGCTCCATTCGATTTTTTCGGAAATTCCGTGCGACTCCAATCCGAAGGCGCTCATGACATCGGGTCCACAATTTCGGCACGTCCGCCGGTCGGTTCGTCTGCGGTCCCTTCTTGGTCTTGCAGCGCCATCGCATGGGCGGATTCGCTGCGGTCCTGGTGCGTCAGGATTTGGTTGATGATGTCCATCTGCCCTTTTCGGAACCACAACTGTTCGAGAGTTTCAACGTCGGTGACGTTTTGGTAGATCCCAGTGAGGGCAGCCATGTCTTCCAAGATTCGCTTCCAACCATCGGTCGGGTACATCCCGTACAAATCTTGGAAATACTTCTCCATCTCCGCGTCGTTCAGCTTCGGTTGCATAGTCGCTCCTATCGCTCACAGGTTAAAGGTGGGGGCGCGGTTGCCCGCCGAGCGCTACGCCGGGAGCGAATCGGCGCATCGCCTTGACCCCCGTAGGCGTTACGGTACGAGTTCGCCTGATCCTTGGCTGACCGGGCGAGGCGTTCCTTTTGGCGCCGCTGCTGCCTTGATGCGCTCTGCCCCAAGATTGGCAGCAGCTTCGCGATGACGGGCGCGTTCGTCTGCTGCGGCTTCACGAGCGCGGGTATGCGCTTCCTGGCGGGCCTGCATCGCCTGCACACGCGAGTCGCGGTGACGTGCGCGCTCGTCTGCTTGAGTCGCGTGTTGATTTGAACGGGCTCGCACCAACTCCGAAGCGATAGCGCCGGCTGACTTGATTCCTTCCGCTTTAACAGCTTGGCCGGACTGAACCTGAGCGATACGTTCGTTGGATTGGATATCTTCGTACTTGATCGCACGGTCCACCAAGGCCATACGCTGTTCCAGGATGGTTTCTTGGTTTTCGCGCGCAGCGTAGATACCTTTCGTTGCCAGTTCGACCTGCTTGAACTGCGGTTCCAGGACTTCGTTCTGCGCCTTGGCATTTTGCAGGTTTGCGCGGCTGTTCAGCTCGTTGACGCGAGCGTTGGTCTCGGCGATTTGTAGTTGCATTTGCGCCTGTGCCAACTGTTGCTGTAGCGGGTCGGAAGCGATTTGAGCCTGAGAGTTCTCCACCTTTGCCGCGTTCTGAATCGACTGTTCGATCATCTTCATGATCTCGGCACGGCGTGTGAGACCTGTATTCGCGACCACACCCATCAGCAGCAATTTGTATTCCTTGCTCGTCGGGTCCATGGTCTGCATCAACGCAGTAAGGTTCTGCGACTCGTACTCGCGTTGCAGAATGCCCATGGTCGACGACGTGTTGAACGTCCAGTTCAACGGCTTGTAGCGTTCGGGAGCAAACTCCATGTTGCGCCACATGATCTTGCGCAGCGACGGCACGTAGAACTTCTCGATGAAGTTCATCAGCGTGCGCTTGTGCCGCTTGACGATTCCGGACAACATCATGGACACAGCACCCGGACGCGCATCACCACCAGCGCGTTGAGCAAGCGCAATCACATCAAGGGAGCCGGTCGCGCGCTGAACCATCTGATCCAGCTGTTGGCTGTGAACGAACGTGCTTTGATCCAACTGTCCGAAGTGAATCGGGTTCAGGACATTCTTGGGATCGCCGTTCGTCAGGATCGACTTGCCCGGTTTTACGGTGAGCACGAAGCCTTTCGGCAGGCGCGACGCGTCCATGGCCATCATAGGCGCGGACACGAACGCTAGTGCGTCCAGGCGAGCGCGCAGTTCAGCGTCGAGCACGCGCTGGGGTACTTGCCCCTTCTCGCACACCCCACGTCCCCAGAAGCGTCCCGGGACGATATCCCACGGGAAGGCTACAACCGGGCGGTCCTGCATGATGTACGGGTTTTCGACCGCTTTCAGCACGACGCTGTCGTTGGCGATGACGACGATGGCTTCCACCATCTCAGCATCGATCGGTTCTTCAGACTTCTGACCCGAAACCGCTTGGTCGTCGAACAGTTCGACCTGCTGTTCTTCCTCTGCTGCCTCGGCTTTTTCCAAAGCATCTACCAACTGCGACTCGGCAGAATCTTCCGGGAACAGATCGACTGTTGATTCCTTGGGAAGCAGCAGATGCTTCGGCACCAGGCCGTAATACCGCACAATGGACACCTTGTCGTGCAAGTATTCGTTCTCAACCTGACGGTCGACACCCAGTTCGGTGTCACCAGCGGCTGTGCCGACCTCTACTTTGCGGTAATCACCCGATTTCTGGCCGGCGCGCACGATGTGAGCCCCAACGTACTCCTCGATAGCCACTCCGAGCGCGCTATCGACGTTTTTCGCGATCGGATCGATCAGAAAGTTGCGCGGATTTACGCTTTGCATCGTCGCAAGGTTCAATTCCTCGATTTCGACGCGCAATTCGGGCGCTCCACCGCTCATTTCGCTCATGGC